ATCCTTCCAGGTAAAGTAATCGGCCTCGTTTTTGGTTTTGCGGTCTGAAGCCTTGTCGAAAGTTACCCAATACTCGACCAGCAGATCCACCGTTTCACCATCCGCATTTGGAAACACCATCGCCACCGGCAAAAGGTCATGGTAATTAGCCAAGTCAACGCCCATGAAACAATCCCGGCCCCGGTAATATTCCAGGTCGTGTTTTTCACCGGATCCTATCTGCCATACATGGGCGGGGATCCAGACGGATTCTGATTTGGTCCAGATACCCAAATGCAGCCGCTTGAATACGTTCAGGAAGGATGGGTTAGCCCTGGCCTCATTGGCCTGCATGACCAGGTAGTCCTTTTTGATCGTTACATCATATCCGGGGTTGGCCTTAATCCAGGTTTTTTCATCAAAAGGATCGTCGTCTTCGCTGGCCTCATAGATCACCGGCAGGAAGGTGGGGTCGTCGATCTCTCCGGCCAATACCTTTTTGGAATATTGGTACAGTTCAAAGCATATCGAATTGCGGTCATAGCCTGGGGTGGTCGCAAACATAGTCAACGGCTCCCTCCTGGACCCGGTTGAGGTACGCAACACGTCCACCAGATCCCGCTTAGGGAATGCATGCACTTCGTCGATCAGGATGCAGTACCCATTAAACCCGTGCTTTGTCTCCGCATCCGAACTCAATACCCGGTACCGGCCCCAATTCTTTTTCCTCACCACCGTATCCCGGAATATATCCACCCCTTTTGTCAGGCGTTCATTACCCTGGATCATGCGCTTGGCTATGTCGAAACTGATCCTGGCCTGTTCCTTATCCGCAGCGGCATTGTAAATCTCTGCCCCGGGTTCATCAAAGCCATAGAACATATACAGACCGATGCCGGTCATCAATGTGGTTTTATTGTTTTTCCTGGGAACCTGGACGTAAACAGTCCTGTACTTCCTGGTATTATCTGATTTCTTTTTCCATCCGAAAAGCGGCTTAATAATCCTTTCAATCTCCCACTCCTGCGGCTCAAATGGCTTCCCTCCCATCTCCCCGATTACATGGGTCAGCATTTTGCAAAAGAAGTTCACCGCTCTTTGCGCTGCCTGATCATCAAACCAATACAGATCAGATGTTGTCGAACTCGTCCGCTTCTTCTTTGTTGCTACTGGCATTATCTGTAATGTGTTTGATCCTGCTTTGGCTGTATGGGTTAAATCCGAATTTATCTGATACCTGGGACATCAAAGCCGCCGCCATTACGCTGATATCGATATTAGGATTTCTCTTGATTACAGTTGTTCCATTTTTTGAAACCACCTTGATAACTCTGCCTGTTTTTTTTATATCCTTAATGCAGTCCCGATAAATTGCGTATTGATCACAGTATATTTTTATTTGTGGTATTCCGACGCGCTGCATTAATCCTGAATGATTCAAAGCCTCGGTAATTGAAAACCACACCTCCTTTGTGTCGTCGTCGTAGTCTTCAGGAGGTAACGGGATTGTATTCATTGATGGAGGCTCCAGTTTGCCTCCGTCCCTGTCTGGCCGATAGGTTCCTCTGAGTTTCTTTATAACTGCATGGACCGCCCTGCCTTCATTTTTTCGCATAAGGCTTGCCGTTTCGTTTTATTTTTAATTTTGGATCAAGCATAAGCATGCGGTCAATTATGACTTGGCAATACTTTGGATCTATCTCAATGCCATAACATTTGCGGTTAAGCTGATGGGCAGCTACCATAGTAGTTCCTGAGCCTAAAAATAAATCTAATACCGATAATTCGCAAAAATTAGAAACAAAGTGAGCCGCAAAATCAACTGGGAATGTTGCATTATGTTCTTTTACTGCATTTTTGTTTTGTTTGCTTATGTCTAAAACATTACTCAAAGTACCTCTAAATTTTTTAGTTCCGATGTGTCTGTTTGCTTTGTGACTAAATACATGGACATATTCAAATTGACTATTTAATACATTTTCAGCCATTGCAGGTTGAGCATTTTGTTTTTGCCATATTAATGTATCTGCATAAAAAGACTTCATGTTATATAGAAAATCTATTAAAGCAATTTTATTGCCTGATAAACTTTGAATGTTTACAAAACTATATTCTGAAAATAAAAGAGTGTTATTTGTAAAATCAACTAATAAATTAAGATACTCTGTTTCTGTCTTATTATCATTATCATTTGCATATTTTGAATTTTTACCCGTTTTTATTTCAGTTGGTGTTTTTCCTGCATTATAAGGTGGACTTGTAAAACTTATATCCGCTTTCTCACCATTCATAAGTTTAGCCACAGAATCGCTGTCGGTGCTATCTCCACACAACAACCTATGATTTCCGATTTCAAACAGATCACCCAGTACTATATCCGTTTTTATTTCATCCGGAATCTCGTAATCATCCTCCTCCGCATCATTGCCTAATTTGTAATCCGGGATATCCAATCCCCAATCAGTAACCTCTGCCGCATCCCATTCATTGGCAATCATCTCAAAATCCCACTCGCCATATCCAATGTTATCCTTAATAATAAATTCACGCTGTTCATCCTGGTCCAAATCAACGGCCCTCATTATATGAACCTTTTTTAATCCAGCCTCCTTGCAAGCCTTCAGCCGCATATTGCCACCTAAAACAACCCCATCTCCATTTACAACTATTGGCCTTACTTCCAGCATCTTTGGAAAATCCTGGATAGACTTTACCAACTGCTTGAATTTGTGGTCCTTGATGATCCGGGGATTGTTTGGATTGAGTTTGATTTTCTCAATATCTACCAACTCTATTTTTGGCATTATTTTATTTTGCGTTTTAACTTAAATTCGATACTGTTTGAACCCCTGAAAGGTGCCGCGGTATGTGAAAGGTTACGCGCGTACTCCTCAGGCGCATTTGGCTCAAGGATTAGATGCCCCTATCCCCTATGTGTATGTCTTTCATCTCTCATTAGGTTTAAATTCTCTGATCGTCTTAGCTGAGTGGTGGCTCTTGCACAATGACTGCCAATTACTTTCATCGTATGGGTCAACGCCTGGTGTTCCGATTGGCTTGATGTGGTCAACGCACTGGGCTTCCGTGATCTTCCCTTCTGCTTTGCAGGCTACACATAATGGGTTCGCTCTCCTGTGCCTGCGGCTGCCTTTCACCCACCTTGCGTCCTTGTATGTGAAGCCTGTGGTTACTGCCTGTGGCTTGCGCTGTGTTCGCTCCCAGGCCATAGGCTTAGGCCGGGGTATTGTCGCCAATGTTTAATGATTTTATCTTTTTAAACACTTCATCCTTCCACCAATGTATCCTCTCAATATACATCCGGCGTTCATGGTATTCCGTTTGCTTGTCGCTACTTAATGAATACCAATGCTCGAACTCCTCATTGGTCATGCTGTGATGGTGATTTACATTGTGCCGCCTTAAAATCTCCTTATCCCCGTACTTATTCTTAACGACCTCCATCACATCGTGTATGATTTCGCTTTTCTTTTTCATGGCTTCCCGGCTTAATTCTGCCGTCCAACCCATGGGGATTAAGTCATAAAATTCAACAGGAAACTCCCACTTATTGAATGTATCATAGTATCCAATCCATTGCCCTTCATCGTCGGGTAGTGATTTGAGCCTTTCTACTAACTTCCTGGCTATGGGTATTTTACTATCGAGGGTTAAATAAACCAGGACTGGCTCTTTCCCCTCCGGGGCCTCTATATCCATGACGGAGATATAGAGTTCAACATCCTTGCCATTGCGACGAATTATTAACTTGTCGTCGTCCTTCCATGCCTCATGTAGGTCATAAACTGATAACTCACCAGTTGTTGTGGCCTCTAATACCGCATTGGTTAAATCTTCGCTTATGGATTTAATTTTGGCAGCCTTGCCATTGTAGATTAGCAGATTGTCGGCCATTTCGGTACTACTTTTAGTGAAAAAATACCCTTAATCCGACAAATATAAACTATTTGATTACAAAAGCAAGTGAAATACAATTAATTACGACTGTATTAGGTACTCCCGCCCCGGGTACTTTTTTGTATTTCGTTTCCTTTTGTACATACATATTCACCCTGATTTCCTTACATTTACGTTCTCCATGTATCCCGGACCACCATACAGATACAAGATTTCTGACAAATTTCTGACAAATTTTTTAGCATGAAGCGGGTTACTTACAGCCTTCAGGCGGGGTATAGAAAGAGGCTGTTCATCATGCTCTCATTTTCTCATGACACCGGCCGGTTCCGGAAAAGTACCGGGATCCAGGTTGATCGGGATCATTGGCTGACTGATCGTATGCGGGTCGCTTACACGCACCATAAAGCCGATACTATTAACCGGATGCTGGATCTGTGGGAGAACCGGGTAATGGAGGCGTACCTGGCCGCATCGGTGGCTAAAGTCAGACTGACCGATGCCATGTTGCAGGAAGCCATTGAGCCTGCCCGCGCCGTCCGGCCTGCATCCGCTCCCGACCTGCTGACCTATTTCTCCGGCTTCATTGATGTGCGGGCCAGGTCTGGACGCTTCGCCCACCAATCCATTAAAAACCTTCGCTCCTTCCATAATATCCTGGCCGAATATCAGGGCATGGTAGGGATCCTCCATTTTGACCTCATAGACGATGCCTGGGTGGAGGCTTTCCGGCTATGGCTTACCCAAAAGCGAAAGCTGGCAGTCAATACGGTCTCAAAGCATTTTAGGGTGCTGTCAACGATTTTGAGGGCAGCCGCAAAGCAAAAGATACCGGTTAAAACCGATTTTCAGGC